GAGAATGTATCCCCGGGCATCTCATCGACCTGAGCCCGGAACACGGGGTTGGCTAATAGCTCTTGGTAAAACTTCCGGGCCTCTTCCTCATCTTGTGCGTCATGTTCACGCTGTTTCTCGTTGCGTAGATGATCTCGATAAATCTTCAGAAAATCCGACAGTTTCAGCATGACCCAGCTGTCGCCGGTTGCGACGTTACTCTTGCGGGTAATGACCACCGGGATATTCTTGTCGCCTGCCGCAGCCTCGGCCTGTCGCATGGCTGTATGGGGTGAGAACTTTTCTGTCCTCTTTGCCTCAACCGATAAATACTTCATTCCTTCGAGATCTGCTTTGCCCGTGTGGACGCCGCCGCCTGATAGCGGGGTTCGGCTGACGACCGATTCCCCGTGAAATATTTCTTTGTTGATGTAAGCCGCCAGCTCGCGTTCGTAGTTGTCGCCTTTGGCCTTCGCACCTTTGCCGCTTACCATGTGATTCTCCTTAAAAAAGGACGCGGCGATTTACGATTCGCCGCGCCAGTGTGTCGCCGCCAAGGAGGAGAACGGCGAGGTTTGAAAATTGTTGGATTGGCATAAAAGCCCCCCGACGGGGATGATGCCGCCGGGGAGCACCGCTCGAGCAGACTTGGAGAAAATCCGCGAGCAGTATAGGAATGCCGTTATTCATATCACCTCCAAAATGTATCATCCAACTCCGATAATCTCGGAGCACTCTCCATCTCTAGATCGTTGGGGTTTTTACAGTCAATAACTTTTTTGTTGACAATGTGACGTTTTCAAAATTATCGTGCAGACAGGATGAAAATTGATTGGAGATTATTAGACAATGGGGAAAGCGGTATCACCCGAGCGCATTGCACTCGCCGCTAGGATTAAAGCGCTAAGAACTTACCATGGCTGGCGGCAAGAAGATGTTGCAGCCAGTCTCGGTTGGTCAATTAATTCCTACGGCGACATAGAACAGTGTCGAAAGCGAGTATACACGCATCAGCTCATGGCTCTTGCGAAACATTTTAGGGTAAGCGTTGGCTGGCTCGTCGCTGGTGAACGTGGCGACGTGCCGAAACAGACATTAGAAATTATTGATAACAGCATCTATTTTAATCTGCGTTGATTGGGCGCAGTTAAGCTGGAAAGGAAAAGTTGAATGAAAGAGTACTTGAGCGAAGACATAGCAAACACAACCAGTGTTTTGCTATACAAACTAAGACCTAGTGGCGATCTAAGCCTTGAGGAAATGCACAAAAAAATCAACAATCGTTTAGAGGTTTTAAAGTACCAAAATTTTAGACGGTTTCGAGGAATTTACAAAACGCCAGAGCACGGTGAGTTTATTGTTGCAAGCGGTTTTGAGTGTGACCCTAAACGCCCGAATAAATTTTTCAACGACGAATTTATGGATGAATTTTATGAAGCGTTGGATGATATGAACCCTCATTTGATAGCGACGGTGTGTACTACAGATTATTTGGCTAGGTGCTCGCACACTGAAAATGCCCGAGCGGCACTTCTCTGTTTAGAGGATAATGACAAGTATATTATTAAAGCTCGTCAAGAGATTCAGCACATCGCTGGAGGGTTACCCAACGTTAATAAAATTATAAATAGTCAGCTTAAAAACGTCGCTTAATTATCGGCGTTAAACGGGGGTTGTTTTTTTTAATTCGACAATCCCGAATCTGCACGATTATCACGAATCATAACTAGGAGAAATAGGATGATGGACTTACTAAACGACACGGCAAGCGAGGAGCCAATTATATCTCGCACCCCTGAGTCTCGCGCCAAACAATCGCGCACCATGACAATCACTCAGGCGAAGAAACGCGGCGAGCGGCCTGTGGACATTGCCATTCGCATCATGGGGAAGGAGCTCGGCGTGGAACGATTATCTCAGCGCCAGCTCCGGGACATTTTAATCAAGCGTTACTTGGAAGGAGAGAGTTAATGCCCAAATATTCTGTGAGCGTAGCCGCTGATGTTATTGACACGATTGAGGCAGCGAGCCGAGACGAGGCTGAATGCATATTGATAGACAGAGTGGAAGATCTTTTGTCGAAAGGCTTTAAGGGTAAATTTTCTGTCATACAAAATTACATGGGAGACGAGTAATGAACTTCTGGAAAACTTTAATTTGCGACGTACTCGGCATGGTCTGCGTATTCATGTTTCCGTTGCTAATATTACTGTTCGCCGTCGGCTTTGGCGTACCGTACTAGTCCCTTTTTTTTGAACCACTAACTCCGAGATTACACGTTTTTATGCTATATTTTGAGACACCCCCCTCCTTCCACGCAGTGTACAGGGCGCGGCGAAACAAAGAGCAACTCTGCCCAACCGGGTAAACGCTGGGGGGTTAAAGGTGACATTTCAGACCGGCGAAGAGTTGCACCTGTAAACCTAGAAAGGAATTGATTATTGGCTTATTTCGACCCGACAGACAAACGCCTCAAGGCAGCACTAGAGCGCTTTGAGATTAAGGCTTGGTCCTTCAGTACCTTGGAGATGTGGCGCGACAGTCCCGCGAGGGGATTGATGAAGGCGCTCAAGTTACCTAGCGACCCCGTAGGCATTGCGGCCATCATTGGCAACGCTACCGAGAAGGGCGTCGAGTTGGCGCTCACGGGTACGCCGGTCGATGAGGCGATTGAATCTGGGTTGACCTATCGGCCTTTATATAAAGGTGAAGAACAACAATCGTTGATGGATTTCATGTCATTTGAGGACCCAGCTGAGGTTAAGAGTGTTCGCACCAAGACAGCTCAGCGCATCAAAACCGGCTACAACCAGATGAAAGATCTGGGTACGCCGAAAACGCAGGTCCCGATTTTCTATGAAGCCGACTGGTCGCCAATCCCGATTACCGGGTACGCTGATTTTGTATTCGAGGAGCAGGGCCTGATCATCGACACCAAGGCCCCAGGACAAAAGCCGTCGCAGACCAAAGTCGATTCATATATGCGTCAGGGCGCGATCTACACCCACAATACCAACCAGACATTTAAGACGCTGGTCCTACTTCCAGATGGCAAGCCTCGAGGCGCCAAGTCGATCGAGCCGCGTCACTTTAGCTATGAGCTCGAGGATGCATCCACGTCGATTGAAGAGGTCAAGCATACCATTGGCGCCATCTGCAAGATCCTGACATTGAGCAACGATCCAATGGAGATCGCGGCGCACATAATTCCAGATTATTCGCATTTTCGGCTGAACGGCGTGGTCACCCGGCAGTCTGCCAAGAAACTATTTGGCTATTAAATCAACGACCATTTGAAAAGGAAATACACTATGAGTTTTGATGACTTTTTACAGACTAACAGCTTTTTCGATGAGCTGAATTGGAACGGTAGCTCGGGCAAGCTTCGGGTTAAAATGAACGGCGAGCAGAACGAGCTCAAGTTGCCTCAGACGTTTATCGTTGATCCCAAGACCAGCCAGTATGGTTGGCGAGCTTGGGTCCCTCAGCCAAACGGGAAGAATAAACCCTACGACCAGCGTGTCGATTTTACCGAGGGGATGCCGGCGAAATCAAGCGACGGGACAATTGCTGCCCTAGAGGCCAAGGCATTTTTTCTCAAGGTCTACGCGAAAGACTGGGGCGGCGTGACGACTGGCGTCCTTGACTGGAACGCTGACCAGACAACCGTCTTTCGCCAGCTCATTAACCTAGGGCGCGAACTGCAAAAGATCCCCGAGGCCGATCGTGGCAAGAAGGCAATTGAAATGTCGGTTACCGGCGTTGAGAAAGTCGGGACCAACAACAATCCTGTCCCGGCTTACACATGCAAGGTGGTCGATCGACCCAGCGCATTTGACGAGACGCCTGTCCTCGACATGACGAAGGAAGACGACGGCGACTTTGGCTAAGAGATTCCCGTGGTGGGGATAGCCCCGGGCAGCTTTATAGCGGCAGTGACATGCGCCCGGGGTTCTTTATTTAAGGAGAGCAGATGGACAAGTATCGACGTGTAATTATTTTCGATGGTGACGACGGCCCCGAGTTCCGGGTGTATCACCCGCGAGATCCTGAGCCATTATTCGCGGTCCATCTGCAACCCAATGAATTATTAAAACTGTCGGTGGAGATGCTGTCCATTTATCGCCGGCTAGAAAATCGTAAAGAGATGGAATCATACACATGCGATTAATTGATTTTGGAAAATCCTACGAGGACCAAAAACCCGGGGATAGGATTCACGACGTTTTCTCAACGTGGATCGACGACAAGTTTTGTCTGGTAATGATGGAAAAGGCCGGTAAGGAAACGATTTGTGTCAGGCGGCTCGAGATGAGCAAGGAACAGGCGAAGGAATTTACCAAGGGATGTCTTGAGACATACCGGCGAGGTGACAATGTTTAAGGCACACATAACCGTTATTTTCGCTAACCTATGGTTTATACCAATCGAGAGCGCTGGCGCATTTGAGAGTAGGTCTGACTGCTACAGCATGATGATGCACCAGCTATCCGCGTTGCCACAGGAGCTGCTAGACGCCGGCTTTGGCGTTCAGAATATGCAGTGTGTCTGGACCCCACCGCCACCCCGGGAGAAACCTGACCAATGACATGGATTAAAATTGGATATCAAGAACGTGCCGGCGCTGGTTGGGTTCCGACTGACCCGACCCAATCGATTGAAAAATTTAAGCATAAGTATGACGCCGGTGAGGTTGCCATGTGTCAGCGGCGTAGCAGTGACGGTGTGGGGTTTGATCTATTGATTGAAAATAACCCTAAGCCGTACAAAGCTCGCCAATATCACCTACGCTGGTTCAAGCCTGCAAGACCACCCGTGAGACATTACGCGGCGAGAAAATGGACGAAGGGACGAGGTAAATATGATTAATGATGACCAGCTGTACGACTTGAAAGAAGTGTTGCGCCGGTATCCTGTCTCCCGGGCTCACTGGTATAAAGGCATGAAGGATGGCAAGTATCCCGAGGGCGAAAAAAGAGGGGGCCGCCGTTTCTGGCGACCCAAGGAAATATCTAGATTGATACGGCGGGGCGAAGGCGCTTAACAAAGCGCCCGGGCTGCCACTGAATAGTCTTCCACAAGCTTACGACGCATCGTCATTCCATTAGCCGTGTTGTATGCTCGCTCAACTTCATTGCCGACTGCGTGAGCCAACTGTAGCTCCACTGCGTCATTCTCATAAACATACTTCTCATTGGCGTCGAGCTGATCTTTCGACCAAGTTTTAAACGTGCCTCTCGCCGTTCCATGGACGACGGCCTTACCGCCATTCGTAGCAGTGCCTAGCGGATAAAATTTATCCAACTGATTGTTTAAGGTAACGGCAGTCGTGTGACCTTTTTTACCTTTTGCAGGGAAAATAAAATCGCCTTTTACATGCTGACGGATACTGTCTGGATTTTGGCGCCAAGCTTTTAGCAACTCGATAACCCGGGAGCTCAACGGCATGACATGGTCGCCGCCGCCCATCTTTAAACGCTCTGACGGGATGGTCCATGTGGCGTTGTCAAAATCGATCTCATGCCACTCACCCAACAAGATTTCAGATGGGCGTTTGTTGGTTAGAAGAATAACTTCAGCCGCTACCTTGTCGCGCTGAGGCATTGTGTTATTGCCAGCCAAACCTGCGAGCCACTTTTGCAAGTCGGCAAATGATAGCTGTCCGTAGTGGACCTTCTCGCGCTTGGCGTTCTTAGGCAGGGTCGATTTGATCTCGTCCATTTTGCTTGAGACCGGCACGTCCACGTCGATCTCAGATACACCGAAGTACCAGACCGCTTGAATGTTGCTTAGGCGCTCCTTAGCAGTAGGCATATCCCAGAATGGTAAGATTGCTTCCTTAATGTGTGACTTGTCGACCGCCATGATAGGACGGTTGTTGAACTCGTCGGTCATGTCGGTAATGACACGCTTGTAAATTGCTTTAACCCGGTCGGCAGAAATATCTTTGCGTTGCTCCAGATATTTCTTTGCTGCCTCGATCCAAGTCAGGCCTTGGGCGACTGATTTTTTTATCGCCGTGGGCAGGTGCTCACCTGACGCCAATAGCTGGTTGTATTCGAGCGCCTTGGCGTAGGCAACGTCTACCGCTATCGTTGGCCAGACACCGAGGCCTCGCTGATAGGCGGCCTGACCGACACGTTTTCTGTAGATAAAACTCTTGGCGCCCTTCGGTGATACTTGGACGTAGAGGTTGAAGCCACAATTGATGCGCTTGGATACGCTGAGGCCTTTGTGCAAGTTTTCCAATTTTGATTCTGTCATCCTGTTCATACTGTCTCTCCAATAATTTATCATCCCGAATCTACACATATACATATATAGACTCGGGATAAGCATTACAAGAGCAATGTACCGATTAATGTACCACTTTATTCATTTTATTAGACATCTATGGAAAACATGAGACTTTATAGGAAAAACTGATAGATCGAATAGGTTAATGATATCAATACATTAACACACTATTAGACAAATTTGGACGGGAATGGATATTTTCAAAAGTAGCTGACGTCGGTAAAAGTCCCGCCTACGTCTACACCAATTCTATATTTACTATCAACCACTTACAAGCTTCCTCAATTTAGCAATGTACCAATTAGTGTACCTATTTATCTCTATTGTTCCACAAGTCAAAAAGACTGGTTATTTGAGACTTCATGTGATCCACGTCCACTTTTGTCTTGATAATACTGTACACAATGGCCCCCAACACGGCAAATAAACCGATCCCAACATTTAATAAATCGAGCGCATCTATACTTTCCATCACTCACCTCTTATTAGATCCCGGTTCCTTGTTGCCCTGTTTGGTACTTGCTCGGCATAACGACTATCCATGAGGTCATCACTCGCGGCTCGATAATTCCCTGCCTGTAGGTTCGCCAAAAAGTTTTTAAACTGTCCGAGCCGGTTGCCCAGATTAAATGATAAATCAATCATCACATGTTGGCGATCTTCGGATAGGTCTCTCCACCATGGCCAGTTACGATCGAGCCGGTCGCACACAGTCTGGATGTCATTCGCCAAAAGATACTTTGCCTCTTCTTCAGTGATCCCGCCTTTGCCTTCTTCAATGAGACGCCCAACTCCAATAGTCGAGTAATTGAGATGGTCTTTATACTCATGTAAAACGACACCCTCATTGGCGATTAACATTTCAGTCACTGCGTCGATGTTCATTTTCTTAGCCCAAATAATTTAGTGGCGCTTCTCACGCCAAATGATGCAGCCACGATTACCGACAGGGCATACTTGTACCAGTCAGGCATAAGTTGCAATTGAGAAAAGCCGATCTGCACAATGTCTTCGCACCCGGGGATAAACGCGAGCACTAGAGGAATTGAAAACAGAACCGTTAGCCACTCGTCTTTCCAGCTGCCGGCACTAGCATTCGCTTGGGCAATGTCCCAGTCGATCTCCCCGGTAGCCTGACGCTCTTTAATCTTGGCTTCAGATTTTATAGTGACAATCTTAGCCTCGGTCTTAGCTTTCTTTTCGCTAACGTAACCCTCTAGCCAAGTGCCAGCTAGGTTAGCGACTGGTCCTAATAAATTTCCGATCACTTCTTATTCGCCCAAGTCGTGAACCCCATATACGCACCGCATAATGAGGCAAGTGCGAAGTACATACTACTAATCAATCCGCTCAGCGATTTCACCCGCTCGTCGCCAATAATTGGCGTACACAGAACTATTGTTATACAGACCATCAGGGCAAATGCACATATAGCCATGTACCTCTGTGTCTCTTGTTTGTCGTGCTGGTCGCTGGCCTGCTGCTCTTCGATAGATACGAGCCCGTCGCCGTCATAATCTTTGGCCGGGGTCATTAATTGAACACCGCTATTAAACCGGCAATGACCAAAAATGCCGCGCCAAATAATAATGCGATTTGAGCTATTGCCGGCCAATCGCCAATGGCATCGTGGATGTCATGTATCAGGTTTTGCAATTTTTTCATCGTCTAGTTCCTTTTCTATAAATCGACAATTACCATCCCCCTCTACTAAAAGAATACAAACGCCAGCTCGCTTCTGCTGGTCACTGAGAGGGGTATAGGATCGATGATCTTTGTTATAATATTTAACGTCGATCAAAATTACTTTGGGCTGTTTCATGCCACCCTGACTTTTGGTGGCGATCAAATCGACAAACCCATGGCCTGAAACGTTCTTACAGACAATCCAGTTACGGTGGAGTAGCCAACTGATTGCGGTAGACTCTGCCCACGCCCCGGTCTGTAAATGATTGCTAGGTGACTTTGTCATAACACCAAGCGAATGCAGCTGCGAGAGCCGCTATGAACGTAGCTGCCTTTAGCAATAGCCACAGAGACCCCTTGCCGATCGCGGCCATCTCTAGCAACTTGTCCAGCTTATTTTCGATGCTCGCTAACCGTCTCTCTTGTTCGTCGGTTCGCGTCTCTAGCTTGGCTAGTCGTTCAGCTTCGCTCACCAGTTGCCCCCATGACTTCGCCTTCGCCGCCAAAATCTACGAAGCAACTTCTGCCATCTTTATAGTGAACCAGTGCGGTAAATGTCTGGCTTTCCTGGGACAGATAAATCGTGACTAGATGGCCTCGTTTAGACAGGCCCCGGAAGACAATAGTTTCGCCGGCATTTTTAACCGCGCCCATGGCATCTTTGGTCGTGACGCAAAAGCCTGCCTTCTCAGCGTGTGACACGCCAATCGACGCTACCATTATTATGGCGGCTAGGAATAATTTTCGCACCATTTGCATTTACCTCGCAGAATAACTATATTGGGTGGGTCGGCATTTGAACCTAGATTGTGCGCCGTGGCATACCGCCAAAAGCACTAAAGAAGGAGCATGAACCATGTATGAACCATCCCCTAAAATCGTAGATTTTGAAAAAGACAGCGTCACCTATGACTATAAAGACGAATACTTTTTGACAGTCGAGTTTACTGACCCAGACACTGGCGAGGCTCTGATAGGAGACTTCTCGTTATGGCGGTGGCGCAAGCCACCCTCGGACGTTGAGAAGGATATCAGAAAACGACTTATGAATCCGATCCAGAATGTTGCTGGAAAAGTTTCGCGCCAAGCCCGATCACAAAAATAGAAGGCAATAATTCTTTCGTACCGACCGCCGCCTTCAAGCCTTTCAATCCTTTTTCGTAGATGATCTTCAGCATATTTTGGTGATCTTCTCTCAAAGGTAGATTGTTCTTGGCGGCGGTTTTTTCATTGAGGTCATGTAAATCTTTAGCCATTAACCGCGTCTGACTATTGTCAAGCCTGTTAAAAACCTTACTGGAAAGCTTGTTGAGTGAATCAAACATTTTTTTAACAACTGCCTGACTACCAATTCCCTGAGCAAATTCGTCTGTATAATCGATATAATCACCAAACACTCTATCGACTGTAACAGGCGGTAACGGGTTCTTCTGATCTGCCTGCAATAACCCAGTTATTTTTTTAATAGTTCCTTGCGGTAATTGTTCCGGGGTATCTCCGCTAATGTCTAACAAACCAATACCTTTTCCTGTGTCTGTAGCCGCATAATTTGGCGGTAGAATACTTGCCGCATCCATCATAGGCTGAACGCCAGCCCCTTTATCCCTAGGTATTATATTCTCCACCCCTTTAGGGTCAGGTTGAATGGCATTGATAGGCGTTCCTTCTTGCGCCAAAAGGCCGCCCCTCAGATTGGCGACTGCTTGCAATCGATCTTGGTCAGGTTTTGTAAGATTGCCAGATGCTGTTAATTGAGACACAGTTGGTGCATTGGCAGATGGGTTGTATTGCGGCACACCTGTATCATCAATGTACATGCCTTGCCCCCGCAAGGTTCTACCAGTGTCTAAGCCAACCCCTTTATTTAAAATATCGACGCCGCGTTGATCGGTAAGCGCTTTAAATGCCTGTTGAGAATAATTTTTCCTGACGTTCTCTGGGGCATCTGCTAACCCTGTTAGCACGCCCGTTGATCGACCCGGTACAGCTTCAAAAATATTATTAACGACCGCTTCGTAATCTTTCATGGTTAATGTTTTGACAGTACTATCGGCTTTTCGGATCTGCGCCAACTCTTGCAACCGTTGCGCTGCCTTTAAAGCATCTTTTCTTTCAGCCTTAGTTAAGGGCTGATCGGGTGGAAAATTAAACGCCTTTAATTTATCAACCTTCGACCCATACCCAGCTTCAGATAATATTTTTCTAGTCCCGGGCTCTTGAAACAGTGTCGCAAAATCCGGGGTAGCCAAAATATCTTTTCGGGTAAGCTTATCGACCATCTCGGTAACCGGGATGCCTTGGCTCTTAGCGCCTTCTAGTAATGCCATACCAGCGGTCCATGCAGTCTCTTGCATCTCTCGCGGCGTCAACCCTATAGAATTACCTACCTGTCTGCCATACGCCGATACAACATGATAACCGGGTGGTCCTTTACCGCCGCCTTGGAACAGGCTTTGCTCGACGCCTAAAATGTTTGCCATCCAAGCATCGTTTGTAAACTTGTACACGTCGTCAGACAGGTTCCGCATAAAACTATCAACTTTGGCGCCAGATAATCGGATGCTATCCAGATCCAGTTTTATGTCTGCTGGATTATTTGTTCCTAGGGCAGTGACTGTATTATTTTCCCACGCCCCTAAAACAGAATCTCTACCCTTATCACCCTGCACACTGGCGCCCATAATATCTAGGATAGCTTCTCGCTCTGTAGGTCGTCCCGCCGCTGTCCAGTTTTTCCAAATGTTTAGCGAGTTCGCCAAGTTTGATTCGACTGATGTTTGAGGTGACGTGGCTGCAAGCAACGCGCTGAACCTTGGGGCGTCGTCGCCAAATACATCGACCAGCGCCTGCGTAGATGCCCTGTACCATCCTCGCTTTGCCCCGCCAACTTTAGCCAAAGCCGTCATTTCTTTCGCGGGTGGGAGAACACCCAACAATCGCTCTGCCGCTTCGATGTTCTTCTGTGACCCGATTAACTGCGTGACCTCTCCGGGCAACATGTATTGGCTGGCCTTATATACAGATGGGTGCGTTGTTTTAAGCCCATCAATCTTAGCCAGCTGGGGAGCTGTTAGCTCGGCCTTTTGCATGGCGACCAGCTCTTTATTGGTCTGCCCTCGAACAGGCCTTTGACCTGATACTAAATCGGTTAATGTTTGCCCTTTGAGTATATCGTTAAATCCCGGCTTGGGTGTAGGAGCGGTTGCAGTATTCGGACCCGATCCGATTGAATTGGGTGTAAGAGCTTGGGAGTTTAAACGGCTACTATCTGGCGTCTTACCGCCGCCCGTAATCCCCCGGGTAAGCTTGCTAATATTAGCAGACGATCTTAATGGGGCAGACGCTGCTTTTAGCGCCGTACCAGCGACCGCTAGAGGGCCGGCAAACTGTAGCATATCGCCAACGGACCCTATACCCTGACCAAGCGCATACGCATAGTCACTGTTTTTAATGCTTTCAAGTAACGAAGGACCAAATGGGTTTTTACCACCCATCCCGGGCATAGCTGGATATCCACCTCCAGCATCAAGAAGCCCTGACCCGGGGATCATGTAGCCAGCCATATGCGCGGCGTAACCGGGTGCATTTAATCCACGCAACTGCTGGTTCTCGCTAATCATATCTGGCCGGGTTCCAAGCAGGCCTCTTGGCGCCAAGCCGTATTCGTCTCTTAGTGCCATTATTCCGTTACTCCTAATAGGCCGCGTAATTCCTCGGGAACGTCACGCCCCTGAGCAGCGGTTATTGCTGTCGCCAATGCCGGGTTCATTGTGGCCTTGTTTGTGACCGCTTGGTTTGCCAGATAACGACGGCCAATTGGGCTCAAGTACATCTCCTGTACCATTCTAGGTAACCCGAGTGAAACAGCGGCAGACGTTATCGGATCAAACCCTAGAGCCATACCACCGCCAGCCCCTACAGCTCCCTGCGCTCCCGGTCCACCTATAAATCTTGCCATCATGTTTCTTTGAGCCGTGCCACTATTGGGCAGGCTCGGCCTAATTTTACTCGTGCCTAATCGAGCCAGCTCTTCTAACGGTCCCTGCCCAGAAACCATTCTACTTTTACCCTGAGCTCGTTTGACTGCGTTATAGAATGCAGTCGGCGCAATGTTACCGTCCGAAGCGTTAGCAGAAGACATGGCGTCCTCAATAATTTTGTACGTTCGATATCGGTTGCGTAAATTTTTCCATGCGTTTTTTAATGCCGGCGTTTTAGCAGACCGAAACGCTGTTTCGTCAATATGGTTAATCAGATCGTCAATTGCCTCTTTGTAGTCGGGATCGCCTTTAGCACCCCGGGACAGTTTCCTTAGCTTACTGGCAAACTTTTGGTAGGTTTCCCCCTTAACCCGCACAGTGACACCCTCAGCCGGTGACGCTATTGCCATGGCGTCATTCACCAGCTTCTCAAAATTGCCCTTGCGTTGGCTAGGGAGATAATCAAGATACTCCCGGGATATTCTTTGCAAGCCATCTACATATTCCTGATCGCCGCGCAGGGTCGTTACTTTTTCCAGCTGGTCAAACTCTTTCCCAAAATCATCGCCAGCCTTTCGCATAACATCATCCGAGGCGTCTTTAGCCTTGATACCGGCTTTCCTTAAAATCGCTGTATTAAATGCCGACGACGTTTGATCAATTGCCTTAGCTTGGCGACCGCCAGTTGATGGGATACCCTCCAACAATGATTCAAAATATCCGAGCGATTTATTGTCTGTCATTTGCGCGGGAGTAAGGGGGATGTTTTCCTTCTTCGCCAACTCGATCATTCTTTGTGACGATCGGTTTGGCGGTGATGGGCTGATAAGTTTCTGGACACCTTTTATCCCGGACGGTGTAGCCAAGCCTGCCGCCAATCCTAAAAGCTCGCTGTCAGTCGCCTCAGCCGTGCCGCCGGCAACTGCTCCAGATGTTGCCTGTACCGCTGGTTGAGCCGCCAACTGTGACGCGACTCTTTGTGTCGTCGTTCCAGTCTTAGCCGCCTTAGCTAATGTGGCAGCCGGTAACATGAATGCTGCAGCGTCTACCACTCCACCGCCTGCCCGGGCGGCTACCTGATCGCCTTTAGTTAGACCAGCTGGCCCAAGATCCGCGCCGCCAAGTTCTAGGATATTCTGCACTGGTTTTGAGATCGCACTGCCAAATTGTTTGTAAGCTTCCCGGGGATCGAGCCTGATCCCAGTCTTAGGAAGTCCCAATGCATCCAGTCCACGTTCAGCCAATCTGGGCAGGGCTGTAAGATAATCGAATGCCGTGTCTGTCGCGCCTCTGGCGAACATCTCAGCCTTACGAACAGCCTCACCGCCAGCGTTAGCCGTGTCACCCTTAACAACCGTTGAATAAGACTGACCGTCCCACGCTCGTATCTCACCGTTTTGCGGGTTTACTACGACAGGCGTATCGACCCAAGCATTATCCTGTAGGCGCATAGCCTTTTGCGTGTCAGGATTAAAAATTAATCTGTCTGTCATCACGGTCCCTCGTTAATTGTGACAAATCCCTCTGGAATTGCGGGGATCGTTTCAGTATTAACCGCGGATGACCCTTCTCCTTCATCACGAGGGCGACTTCTATACTTCCGCATCAATCGCGCAAGGGTACGCAACGCAGCCTGCCTTGTCTCTACTGGAACATTTGCGTTACCAATATTTGCAGCAGCTTTTTCGTAAAGTATTACATCACGGTCAGATTGCTGCCCTTCCATCCGTTTCCCTTCTAACATAATGATTGTTTGCAATAATTTTAATCGACTTGTCGCTTGGGCGCCGAGAGTTGAATAACCAACTACTTCCGCAAGATTGTCTAAGACGTTACCCATAGTGCTTCCAGTAGCTTTGCCAGAAGAAAGGATACCTGAAGCCTCATGGATTGCGACCATAGCCTTATCATTCTTCTGGTCTCCGTCTAATAGCTTCATTTCCATTTCAATCATGCCTCGCGCTCTGCCAGTCTCCCCTGCTAGTTCAATTTTCTGACTGAAAACGCCATCAGAATATGGCTTGTCTCTACCCGGTGTCATCGCGGCGGGACCTATGTCAATCTGAGTTCCATTATCCGTAATGCCTACAATTCTTCTTTCACCATTTTTCTCAACTTCTACTGTACGGCCAATTTTAATGTTAGCCGCCTGTAACGCCCCAGCCATGTTTCCATCGTTAAACATTTTTAACGCATTTGGATTAGCAGCAATTTGACCAGCTGTTTTAATTTCCATTTGATCGCTTGAAACCATCTCCCCCAATTTTGGACTGACCGCCGAAAATGTGGCTGCAGCTCTTAGTTTCGGTAAATTTTTTCGCTGGATTTCCAGCTTCTTCATTTCCAGATCACTTTGCCGAGTGGCCTTCTGGTTTTCTGACTGCGTGGCTAACTGTGCCGCTCGCAACGCAGACTCGCCAGCCTTGGTCCCGGAATTTTCGATAGCAAACCGCATGAGCGCCTCAGCCTTTGGCGAGGTCGGCATAGCTGTCGCGCCGCCCATGCCATCAGTAACCATTGTCGGCTCATACATGGCGCCAAACGCATCCTTAGCCGCTCGCTCTTTCTTCATCTGTCCAATGTCGCCAAGTGCCTTACCTAACGCTGACATGCCCTGACCGAGTGAATTATTAGGCGGTCTGACAATCGGACTAGGTGCGCCAATGCGAGCCGCCTGACCTCGAGGAGCGGCAGCCGCCAACTCCTTCATCTTTTGCGAGCGCAGACTTTGTTGCTGGTTTAACTGGGCCTCGGTGACGAGGTTTCTAAGTAGGTTCTGTACTGACATTAGCCTATCGCCTTATCCATCATCCAGCGTATCGCGGATTTAAGTTTCGGTTTATTGCTGATAAATTTGGCGAAACGCTCGCCGTGCTTCATATAGGTATTGAACAACCAGTCAGGAGCCTCCGCGTACATCCACGTTCGGAAACTTAACCATTTAGGATTATCAGGACCGTATGCTTCCCGGGCTACCCAGCATCCAAACTTTAATCCCATAGCAGCTGCTCCTTGAGCAAGGCCGCCAAGGCCACTTAACAGACCACCCGCTGTCCCGCCACCACTAATAGGCGTACGGCTCACAGATCCCATGGGCGTCAAACCAACGGCTTGCTGTCTGAGGTTCAGCATCGCCAATGGGTGGTTGATTTCATCAAGGAAGCGTTTCTCGCGGTCACTCATAGCGGCCTGTTGCATTCCCTGTATCTGCTGCCCAATGCCCGATAGTGCGCCAGCCGCATCCAATCCAAGTTTCTGATTAGCTGCCGCCTGATTCATTATCTGGTTGGCGCCCTGCATCAACTGGCCAGTGCCAGCCTGACCCAGTCTCGCCGAGTCTTGGAAGTTTTGCATCCTGAGCTGACCTGATTGACTGGCCAGCCTGTCTAACATGTTGCGATTATTCTCAGCTTCTATGAGCGCTGATCTAGAACCGCCGTAGGGGCTTTGCAATCGGGCCGTGGCGTTCATCCTGTCACGTTCGCGGCCAAGATCACTCGCCAAGTTATCTATGACGCTATCTTGAAATTGGTTCTGATATTTACCCATCATTATGTCAGGGTTAACGATTGAGTTCATCCCGGCAGCCGTGGCAGCGTTAGCCGCTTGTTGCTGAGGCATAATCTGACCGCGCATTCCACGCACCTGATTAAAGGCGTCTATTTGGTCAGGTTGAAAGCCTGCCAGCGTCGGCCCTTGAAACGGTTGATAGGGAGTGTTAGCCAATGTTCCCGCCAACGCAAGATTCTCATCAACAAATGGTCTGAAGCGCGACGGGATATCCGAGGTACTCGTAGCCATTTTTGTGCCGCCACCTTTACCCATAATCAATATTCCTTTCTAAACTTACATATGGCTGCGTGTAATTTTTTAATACCCGAGCCCAACCATGGCGGCCCTGTATAACCACCGATAAACATTTTTGTTCAGCTGCCCATTGTTCAACTTCAGACAACATCTCGACTAGCTCGCCAAGATCGCCGCCGGCTAACCACACCCGGACCTTCTTTCCCCGGGGATGATCCTCAACCTGAGTTATCAACGCTGATTTTTTACCGCACCAAAGTTGAGCCCTGTCATTGGCGAGCTCGCGTTCAACGTCCGTTATATTATGTGTGTCCTGATATTCGAGCGCTGCTTCGATAAGAGGTTTGACCTCTTCCCAAGATCGGCTCATCGAGTTCTGCTAGTCTTTTCTAAATCGAGCATGATGCGACCCAGTCGCCCGTCAGTTGGGTTTGATTGCCAGTCGTATCTTAATGCAATTTGCCGAGCGGATATTCGGCAGTCTTTTTTCTCAGTGGTCAATGATATGTTGCCCAGATCGGTCGTCGTAACCGTCGTGCTCTGTGGCCAGTCTTTCGATAGAATTTTAACATTTACGCCGCCAGACAATTTGGCAAAGTCAGGCGTGTATCGTTTTACAAATGTATGTTGATGGCCTTCTGCCGTATCAATGAAACCAGATTCCAGAAATACACTTGGGATCGCCGAGCCGTTAGCCGTCGTTCCTTTTTCCATAAGCTTCATTGTGCCGTCACTAAACGCGGCAATAGGGAACTCTTCCAACCCCCGGTCAACGAAGGCCGTAATGTCGAATGTTCCTACGGTCCAAGTTAACAACGCATAATTGAGACATATATAACGTGTGTTTTCTGTTACGCCATTTGCGTCGGTCGTCGGATAGAACCAGTAAATCTCATTTTGGCTATCTAACGTGCCTGCATGAATCAGCGCTTCCTGACCATCTGCTAAATTTTCAAATAGAAAATCTTTTACCGGGCAGCTGATCGTTGTCGGAGTACCGCCAGCCCAGAGCATAAATTCTTTCGACGTGGACAGCCAATAAACTGACCCACTATCACCGGCTCGGGCCCAAGCGTTTTGTCCTACCAATCCGCACCCAGAGCCGATTAGCGTTGGTCTGAATACAGTGTCCAGATTTGGGATGAATTGAAGGCTGAATAATTCGTTTAATGTCCACACCAGATTTAACGCTGGCATAGGACAGCCAGCCACAATGCGTGACGTGCCGCCAAGGATAAAATCACCCGCGCTATTCGTTGCGGTAGGCGTCCAGTCGCCAGCCGATAAACCACCTTCTTGGGTAGCGAAGGCAACCGTCAACGGGCTGTAGGCCGATGTCGTGTCGTCACTAGTTCCAAGTGCTACTAGAAACCGCTCTGGCGTGACCATGTGGGTCAGGTTCTTGTCAGGAGCTACGGTTATTTCGACAGCCCTGATCGACGGGTTATTCTCCCACTTATATAATGGGCTCTCAATATAATTGGCGATTAGTTTCTCGCCAAGATTGCTTAGGGTCCACGTTCTCGCATTTGTCGCAAGCGTACTAGCAGGCAGTGAGTAATAGCCAGTCGAATACGCACCAGCCGAATATCCTGATGCGCCAAGCGACGTGTCATTACCCACCGGGATCATAAATTTCTCAAGTAGCGAACCACCGCCACTAGACGCAGTGGATGATGCGTTCCCGGGAGCAGTGACCGTGTAAGTATTGGCGTCGGTGACCGTCACTTCATACTGACGATGTCCAACCCATGTTACAGAACCGCCGCCGGTCACGTCAGCATTAGCAGCCGTATCAACGGCAATGATAAATCGATCAACGTCACTAACATAGACAGTGAGCGTTTTGTTTATTTCAGTGGCCGGCACACCGGCTATAGCACTCGACCCGCTAATCGTCACTGAGTCTCCAGTAGATAACCCGTGCGCCGTATCAGTGATAAGCAGTGTCTTGGAATTTTGTGACGCCGTGATCGCGTCGGTAAATGCGCCGGTCGCGCCAAGATTAATACCGCCAACCGCCGAGGCGTGTGACAGTAGCACATAGTCGCCTGTCGTGGCGCCGTGGGAGCTTGAAACAATTGTCGCTGTCGGCGATCCACTAGTCACGCTGATCGCATTGTTTAATGTGCGCTCAACCCGTAGAGGCGTGATTGGCCATAACAGGGCGCCCGTATAAACGTACAGGTCGGATGATGAGCCAATGGCGACTTGGCGTATGTTGTCATTCGTTTCGTAAACGTGAATCGTGCGAGCCTTACCGCGCAGATAGCCGCCTGTCGCAGCGTCAAAAAGATCCTCATAGCCGCCAATAACTTCGGGCATCACTTTCTGACCGACGCGGCGAAAACGTACTTTGTCGCCATCAATCCACCGCGACTCCGCGTGTAGCTCGGAATTATCTTTAACGATACCGGCCTTAATAGGCAGCTCTACAGTTGGCATGTTTAAGTCGTCCAGAGTTGTCTGTGGGCGGTGTTACCGCCTGACGATGCGTTGCCGCCACCGCCCCACGTCGATGCATTACTGAAGCCGCCAGAAAGAGCGCCGCCAAAATTACCGAAATTATTAAATCCCCCGCCAAACCCAGTGGCCGCTTGTTGAGGTCCATAGAACCCAGTAAAATTTTGACCTTGGGGTTGCATGTTTGTTTGAGCATTTTGAGCGCCTGATAAAAGGCCGCCGAAAAAATCGCCGTAGTTGTTAAGTAAGCCACCAAAATTATTAAGCGCTGTTTGATAGCCAGAATTATCAAATCCCGGTTGTTGGCTCTGATTATTTCCACCCGGCATAGAGCCAAGACCAGTTTGACCGGGAGCTGGGGTAAATGGTTGCCCGTTTCCCGGATTTATATTTACACCCGGCGTATTGGTCCTACTGCGATCCCCTGCGCCAAACGAGGGGATGTCGTTTGGAGATGGCAAAAACGATCCACTTGATGGCGCTGAGTAGCCGTACCCTGTTCGACCTTCAGCCCTGCCAAAGTTATTAAAATGTTCCAGCGCTATTTCATCGAGACGATTTGAATAAGCATCACCGCCAGTTAGACCTTCGGCTTGCGCTCTGCGTATCGCGTCTTGTTGGACATCTGGATTACCCGCCATGTATTGCTGACCAAGCGTTAGTTGGGGGCTTCCCATGCTAGGCCCTGTACCACCTTGAGGCGTAAACATTGCCTGTTGCTGATTAGCAAATTGCTGGAACAAATCCATATCGACTTGGCCGTCTGGCCCTAGAGCATACGCATCTGCTACTGAAATCACCATTTATATCTCCTAAACAACTCTGATTTTTAACGTGGCCGCATTGACGGCGGTGATTCTGATTTTATTTAAGGCGGGTACGTCATAGGTATAATCGCCATTAGGCCCCAGAATTGCGCCTTGGTTGGCTACATTAGCGTCATAATTTATGCTTACGCCATCTGAAGACGGTACGCCTGTTCCGCTTGGGAGATTTAGAATAATGGCGAGGTCTAGGTCATCACTCACTCCAAATTGATTTGCGTCTGATACAGCGTCTAGCTGGGTTTTATTCATTTGATTCGCAAATGAAGATGAACCAAGTGTATATTGAGAAACTCTATCTAAATTTGGGTCAATGGTAAAAAGTTTTGTGCCACTAGGATTGAAACAAATCCCTCTCATATCATTTTGGTAGCTACCTAAATCAACATAAGTTGTTACAGAAGCGGTTGATATATCAAATGCAGTGCTTAATTGGTATTTATACAACCTGTCAAAGTTGTTGCAGAAACCAAGATACATTTCAGTGCCATCAGCATTAAAAGCTATACCGCCCAAATTAGAAGATGCTAGACCAGTTAATGCTCTAGTGTACGACATCGTGCTTACGTCATATGCTGTAGACAGTGACCATTCTCTGACTCCGTCATTGCCAGTTCCAGAAATAAAAACTTTGGTTCCATCGTTGTTGAAAGCTATGCCTTCTGGACTAGCGGCTTGATTAAAAATTGCAAAACCTTGCACATAACTTGCAGTTGAAACGTCAAACGCTGTCGATAAATTATACTCTTGTAAACTTCCAGTAGTTGGCCCAGCCACATACATTTTTGTGCCGTCAGGCTTAAAGGCTAATGCCGTAGGGTTAGCTTCTTGACTAGAAACACTGAAATTGCTGTCGTAAACCGCTGTAGACGAGTCAAAGGCTGTAGACAGATGCCACTCTACAACTGCATTAACAGTTCTCCCAACGGTGAACATTTTTAAACCATCAGCACTAAATTCTATATCGCGAGGGTCGCTCATGTATGTCGAAACGGAAAACACTGCTCCGTATCCAGCGGTTGCATTAGAAATTGCATAAGCATTGGTAACTGATACGGCCCCTTCCATTGCCTGTTGAAGTGTAGCCAACTCGTTGTTTGTTGAACCATTTACCCAAGTTTCAGAACCATATGTTCCGTTTGAGTTATACTGCCAAGTGCCACTAGCATTTTTGACAATGTTTCTCGCGCCAGATGTATTGTGTGCAATTTTCCAAGTCGTGCGGTCGTCAGTTGAGACAGCGTAATTTACTGTGCCAGTGCCAGCGGAATCTGTGGCCGTCATTGAATTTATGTCAGTCCAAGTAGAGCTATCAATTGAGTTCGTTGTGTGCGCGGCATGGTATCCACTTGGGGCAAGCAGGCTACCAACATCCCATTGGACAATATCATCTCGACTAGGCCCAGTTACATAGAACCTACTCCCGTCATTATTAAATGTTAAACCATCTGGATAATCAATGTGGCTACTTACTGAGAATGAAGCAATTGGGCCGCTTACATCGTAAAGCGACCACGGCGTATTATTTATTTGATATGTGCGGATCGTTTTACCGCCTCGCTCTCCTATATAAAACCGTGTGCCATCGGAGTTAAAGGTTAATCCTTGGTTGTAATTTACAACTGCTGGGCCGTAGTTGGAATAACTCGCAGTCGTAATATCCCATGCTGTGTTTAGGTTGTATTGATATACTCGACCTGTTGCCGTGCTATAGCCATTCACATAAAAAGCCGTGCCATCAGGCTTAAAAAATAAAGAATGTGCTGAAACCGACCCGCCGCTTAATTGAGTATTACAACTAAAATAAGAATTATATTGCGAGGGGGCTGAAGACAAGTCGAACGGCGTAGTCATATTGAATGAGTATACCGCATTCCATTGCGTCCCAATAACATACAAAACAGTTCCATCTGGTTTAACAGCCATACCCATATTGCTATTATCGCCTGATGAAACAGTTCTTTGGTCAACATATACTAATGACCCAACATCATACGGCGTTGATGCAGTATAAGAATACACAGTATTGTTAAATGTATTTAAAACGAATAGCTTAGTTCCGCTGTCTACCCACTCCATCGCATTAGGTTGTGTTACGCCTACATGGTCATATTTTTTTGACCATACCGCTGTTGATAAATCGTATGCGTTTGTAAGAGTGTTACTAACTTCTAAATCGGTGTCGGCAGTGTTAAACTTTAAGCCGTACATTTGCCACGCACCACTGGCGGCTTGGTTGTAATTGTCAGGTGTTGATGCAACGGAGAATGTACCGTTGACATTTGTTAAAATTAGCTTGCCATTGTTGACTTCTATTGTTTTTCCTACGTCAGATGCAGAAAACGAACCGCTTCCAAGCGTTGCTGTCGTACCAGAAAAAGAAATCGTTGTAGCTGGCGCGGTGTTATATCGTGTGTAATTTCCACTGCCAGCGGAATCCACGTTCCATTGGTTGTTAGTAACGCCTGTTTGTGGAACTTCCTTGGTCACTGCGACACTTGGAGAGAGCGCATTTGATGACAGATTGATTGTCGTTTGCTGTCCAGCCGTAAATGCTTGGGTTAGCGTTCCCAACGTTGAGTCAGATGTTCCTGTGGCTATTGCAACGCCGTTGACAGTTGGAGAACCAGTTAATGCTGGCGAGGCTAATGGAGCTTTTGCCGCCAATAATGGATCTAAACCTAAATTGGTTCTGGCGGTTGTTGCCGTTACGTCAGACAGATTATTTGACACCTGTGCATAACGAGTATCGGAATCCGATTTTGTGTAATAGTTCCCGGCTCCCGGCGCTGCATCTTCCCAAGCAGAGCCGTTGTAAACTCGCATAGTATCTGTGTCGGTTCTGAATCTAAGATCCCCTTCAGCGACCGTTCCCGTCCCGTCTGCGCGAGTTGAGATGTCCCCATTTCCCGCGCTGTACTGTTTGGAGTAAGCAGTGACCGCCGTTGATACACCCGCCGTTGTGGTGATGTCTCCACTTATCGGAGCCAATGTATTCATATTGGAAACATTTTGAGTTGTTCCCAAATTGGACATATTTGTGATATTGGATGACGTCCCTAGCAGAGCCATCGCTGCTACGTTTGCACTTGTACCTAGAAGCGCCTGAACCGCAATATTTGCTGACGTTCCAATTAAGGCCTGAGCATTCACATTAGCCGTTGTTCCAATAAGCGCCTGAGCGGCCACGTTTGCTGATGTCCCAATTAAGGCCTGAGCGGCCACGTTTGCACTAGTTCCAATTAATGCTTGGGCTGTAATATTTGCAGATGTCCCAATAAGAGCTTGAGCATCTACATTAGCCGTTGTTCCAATTAATGCCTGAGCCGCCACGTTCGCTGTAGTTCCGATTAACGCTTGGGCGGCAATATTTGCAGTCGTTCCCATCAACGCTTGAATAGCTATATTCGCTGACGTTCCAATCAACGCCTGAGCGGCCACGTTCGCAGAAGTTCCAATTAATGCTTGAGCAGCTACATTAGCGCTAGTTCCAATCAAAGCCTGAGCCGCCACATTAGCGCTGGTTCCAAGATGACCTTGGGCTGTTACATTAGCAGATGTTCCAAGATGACCTTGGGCCGTGACGTTTGCGCTGGTTCCCAATAAAGCTTGAGCCGCCACGTTCGCTGTAGTTCCTAGCAGCGCCATATCAGCCACCGCATCAACCGTACCCAATCGCCCTATCTCAGTTGATTTCCCGGCCACTGCAATTACTGACGCCGAGTCAGTCGCGACTTGGTTCACTGAGGCAATATTGTCAGCCACAGTTTTTACGTTGACGCCGTCAGGCAACGTCAGGACCGTTATGACCGAGCTGCCATTGGTTCGGATGTAACCTGTAAAAGTATTCGCCAAGGTAGCAGTCGTGGAACCATTGGAAAATGTAATCGTCTGCCCGGTAGCATTCTCAACAAATTTGAAATCATCTACAGCCGGGATATTTACAGTCACGCCAGATGATGGCGAGCCGCTAAACTTAACGGCACGATACATGTGCTCATTGCCCGTCGTAGCATAGTTGGTCGTGCCAAATGTGTAGCTAGTTGCTGAGCCTAGATTGACCTCAAGGTAACCGGCAAGAACGTCAACCTGATCGAAGGCACCGTTTAACCCGCCGCTCAAACCCCACTGGTTTAGATTGGACCCGAGGGTCTGTTTCTTTAATTTTAATCTGCTTGTTGGTGTAGCCATTTTAACTCACAATCGCTCGGTCAGTTACACGTCGCCAATTAGTGCCGTCGCTAAACGCGAGCACCGCTCCCCCAGTTTCATTTGTCACATAAATTATTTGGCCCGAGTTCGCAGCCGAAGGGAGACCGGCTACAGCATATCGGGCCACCGACAAGACGTTGCCCTGCCGAAAAAATGACACCTCTAAGCTCTGCAACATCGGCGTCAATATTTGCTGTACGGCTCGAGCCCAACCGCTCCACTCTCTGTGAACTTCCGGGTTAGGTATCATACGATGGTCACGTTCACGCTAGGTGCTACAGGAGCGCCCGAAAAGCGAGCCCGGGAATCTTCGCCAGCCAACTCAGCCGACGCCCGGTCTAGCAATCCAAACCATGTCTGAAGTCTTGCGTCTTCGCCCAGATATGGCGCCGTATGAACGAGACTGCCGTACAAGTAAATGTCCGGGTAATATGTTAACAACCAGTTCGTATCGCTGTCGGCAGATAACGCCGTAATCCTCTGGTAGTATCGTAGCACCGCTCCACTAGCGCTATTAGGCACTGGGCCGGCTTTTAACTTTTCGCCAAGGATTGTGTAATTGATCGGCAGGCCGGCAGTGCTCGTCGTGTACAAAGTGTCAAATGCGCTCGCCGATAAAAACGTCAGATTGCTCTTTGGGCTCGATTGAAAAACAACCGTGCGAGCCGCGATATAGTCAGCCGGTAACGAAGCCTCGCCAGCCGCGTCAAATGTTAACGTGGCGGTCGTCTCCATTCTTCGGTTAAAATATTTAGGGTCGCGATTAATCATCGCATCGCATAGAGCAATCGAATCTTTAATCTGATTATCCATATCTGTACGATTAAGCGTGTCAGCGATTGACGCTTTAAGCTCGCCGTAATTTGACAATGCCATCAAGCTTATCCTTTATGCGTTTGGCCGCCGTGGCGGGGGTCCAATCGTTTAGCGTTTCAACCGAATTATAGAGCGGTAAATTCATTACCGTGTGACAGTAGCTTGGCGCCTTAGACCCCAGGACCAACGTCTGAACGCCAAGAGCGCCGGCAAGATGAACGACCGTATTAGGGACGCTGACAACGAGGTCCAGCTCGCTGACTAGTGCCGCTGTATTATCGTAGTCCAACTCTCTGCCGGTGATGTAATCAAACGCCTTGACGCCGTGTTGTTCTGGAATATCAAAATGTGTGTGTTCAAGCGAAACAAATTTAGCGTCGATACGTTTGAAACTTGCCATCAACTTTTTTAATTCATGCGAGCGATCAACGCCGCCAGTGTTTCTCAAACCGCCAGTCCAGCTAATGCCGATTTTCTGCTGCTTGCCCATCGAGCCGAGCAGCTGTCTCATCATTAACTTGCGATCGGGACACGCCAACAAATAGGGATGCCCCCGGTAGCTCGCTCCTGACGGTCGATAATACTCAGGCAGTGATCCTAATGGTATGCGACCGCTACCAGCTGGCGCCTTCCAGCCGGCGTCCTCTTTATTCAATGTTCCCATGACTTGCTGATCCGGGAATGATCTCTGAAACAAGCCAGCCAAGCGCTGGTCAACCTCAACAACCGACGGGCCTTTCACGTCACCCACTGCATCGTATAAACACTCGGCAAACATAATCTGATCGCCCAGCCCCTGTTCGCCATAAAAGACCACGCCGCCCTCATCCCCAGGGCGCCATCGTGGCAGGTATGTATGACGCGGCACTCTGTCGCCATGACCTTCGCCTTTATTCCACGCCGCCCAGCCCTTGCGATAGTCGCCCCGGGCCAGATGCACAAACGACCAGTTCCAGTCGAGCTCGCGTGTATCAGCTGCGTCGTATTCCTTCTTGCTCATTTTAGTAAATGGGCGCATTAGCCACTCGGCGCCCTTGTCATGGTCGCCAAGGTTAAGGTGGGCTAGGGCCGCGTTATTCGCCGCCTCTATATTCTTTGGGTCCTTGTCAGCCGCTGCCTCGAAAAAACTAAGCGCCTCTTTCCAACGCCCCATGGCCGATAACACGCGGCCAGTTTCGATTAACGTGATCGCGTTCTGCTCGATCCCTAGAGCCATGGCCGTAAATGCATATGCGTGGCTCAGTTTGCCCATTTTCAAATAGGCCGCGCCCAGCTTTGTTGCAGAGAGCCAGTCTTCAGTATTGTACGAAAGCTCCTCGTCAAGATGTTCAATGATGTTCATATGTGACCTGATCTATTGCCTATTCTGCCAGTCTGCACCCTTAGATATTTCCACTCCGGGTCATCGAGCTTTTTCATCAACCGGGCGCCATGCTCGCGGTTGTAAATGTCTAGGCCTTCCTTCAGCCAAAGGTGCTGTATGCTTGGCGGTATCCGCGCCACTTCCCAGAAATGGTTCTCGGCGTCTCGGCCTGCCTGCGTTCCCTGTATCGCTTTATTCGCATCGACAATAACGTCGGTGTGTTTGTACACGGTTTTAACGTGTTGGGTCTGCGTGTCGTCGTCGTAATAGAACAACTCGACCTTAGTGTTGTCCTCGTCCAGAGGTCTCCACTTTTCCATATTCATCTCCCTTGAAAAAGCGAGGGGGATCGCTCCCCCTCACCATTCGATTTAGGCTACAGTTAAGCCAACAATCTTACCGTGACTTTCGGGTGAAATCGGCAGAATACTGAATTCCGCAACTAAACTGCGAGCAGTTGAATCCCCGGTTTTAGCCAACTCATAGCTTGTGTATGGTCTCAAGAAACCGACTTGGACCATGTCCATGTCGATCAGCATTCCAACGTCCGAAGACTGGAACCTGTTACTTACTATCTTGATCCCGGCGGGTCCTGAAAAGTCGGAAATATAGACCGACGCGGTCCCGAGTATCGAAGCAGTAGGACGAGTGTTAGTTTCCCGGTATAAATCTGCGATTCCCTGAAACTGACTTGCCTTCTGCCTGTTAAAAGATCCAACCATGAACACGTCGGCGTTTTCTGCGCCGTTGTCATAGCAGAGCTTCACAAGACTTTTGAACTTAGTCTCATCTAGTGCTGCAGTTGCAGATGGATTTACAATTGCACCAGTGTTACCACCGCTCCAACCCGGTGTGGTAGCCGAGCCTTTTGCGCCAGAATAGACAATGTTACCAATGCCTGCACTCATGTAGCCCTGTAGAGCTCCGAGCTTTGCAGCCGCTGATGCTGAGCCGGCAGTCGATGCCTGCTTGCCCATCATAATGGTTTCCATGTCTCGTTTTAGTTCCTTAGACAATATCTTTGCATTGGCTCGTTACGCCAAAACCTACTTTCGTAGCTCGACCTTTCGGATACGAGTTGAGACTATATCATCATCTCATAGAGATGCTGGGCGCTTCCAACCTACTTAGGTTGTACTCCTCTCGGATAGTCGTTGAACCTTCTATCATGTGATAGCTTGGCTGCTGATTACCTTATCTTTCGACTTAGGCTTTCCAGCAATTCACCCAGTATTTTTAACCGCGTATCGCTACGCGGCTGCGCTCATAGAATAACGCTTGGCCATCTGGTACGCTAATTCTGATTTTGTACCATATAAGTTTACGGCTTCAGTAGTTCCACTAACGGCGGCAGTCTTTTTAACGATCTGTGTTCTGTTAGCGAGTCTGGTGACTGCTGGACTTGCAGCAATCGTATCATTGTCACCATCAAGGTGGGCATTGGAAGCATCCACTGCGGAAAGCGCATCCGTCAAAAATTCCGAATACCGAGCAGTAAGTTTGACTTCTTTAGCCATGGTTAACATGGGGGTATCGAGAGGAGATATATCTCGAATCGTATTTTGCACTGACTCCTCGCGATTTACTCGCGTTGACTCAATGACTGTATTCGCTGGAGTAGCCATTGTTTTTTCCTCATAGCTAGTTACAAGATTTTCTCGAAAACGTCAGCCCAAGCCTCATTGGTTTGGGTTGATCTCGCGCTTTCACTAGCTTTGGCTATTTCCGACCGAGGTCGTCGTTTAGGTGAGGCGGCATTAGGTTTAATCACCTTGGGTTTGCCGACCACTTTTTTATTCACGACCTTTGGAGCATTTGTCTCAAGCTGTATCATTCGCATGCCTTTGTACAGCATGTGTACAAGCTTTGCGTCCGATACCATGTTCACATCTTGGGGGGCGAACCCTTGTCCAACAAGGAACCGGCTTAGCTCGCCAGTCTCTCGGGCCTTAACATCTGCGTCAGACCAAGCAGGTATCAGGTTGGGCAGTTGCTGCGCCTCTGATTGCACCTTTTGCTGAAACATTTGTTGTTGCCGTTGATTCTGTTCGTTAATCAATCTGTCTCGCTGTTCCTTCTGAACACGATAATCGCGTTCAATTTTCGGAGCGCCAATCGGGTCCTCTTCATAGAGGGCTGCCCAATAATTTTCGTCAGGTTCAGCTTGTTGCAGTTGAGTAACTTGATTTATCTGCTCACGAAGATAATTCTCAACCTCTACTTTCTGGGCTTCAAAGTCTCTCCTTTCGGAAGCCAACTCTTGTGTCTTTCGCGTGTAATCGGATTGTCGTAAGTAGCTACCAGCCAAATCATCCTTCGTGGTCCGAATGGTTTCCCCGTTCTGAAGCGTAAATTCAATCACGCCGTCGTCTGCGGGTTCCTCGGGCTCAGGTTCCTCTTCGGTCGTCTCTTCGTCATCCAATTGGTCTTCAGAAGCTTCCAGCTCTTCGCCTTCAAGCTCCTCAGTTTCTTCTTCGACGGTTTCCCCAGCATCCACTGGGACCTCGGCTTCTGGTTGCTCTTCAGCCGCCAAAAGGCTTTCAAACCTTTCCTCGTCGGAAAGGACTGTTTCGTCACTCATTTATTATCCTTTGGAAAGAGGGGCCGTACCGGCTTATCCTCGGTTACGTTAACTCCACTGATCCTCGCCCGTGGCGATATTATCAGCGGCCTGCATCGCGGCAGACTTGCCGTCGAATATCAATCGGTCTAGATTTTTTTTCACTCGCCGTAATGTTTGGATCGCCATCATGCACCGGGTGCGAGCGTCGTCGTCCCGGGCAGGGGCCTCAATAGCGCGCTCGACTAACGCCTTCTCATAGGCGTCAAAGCATTCTTTTAATACAGGGTCATTTATTAACCGTGTCGCGTCGGCAGCTGTCCACTCGGGGGATCTATCAGTCTCCACCGTCACCGCCACCATCACCACCTGACTCGTCGATTAAACTAAACGATGATTTAATACGGTTTCTGACTAGTTGGGGTGATAATTGATTCCCCCTCTTATCGACAGCCATATTAAGAGGAACCCGCTCGCCCATCTCGTTAACGCCAAAGAGCAGATTGGAATAAGGTGAACCGGCTCGTATATCAAATGTGCCTTTGCCTTTATCCTCAAACATCTGGAACGCAGACACCGGGTCCTGATTGCCAAAATTAGCCTGACCCATGGCAGTTTGAAAATCCATAAGATCCATAATGGTAAATGCGCCGTCACCGCCTTCGTCTTCCATTGACATGTTGGGGTCGTTGCCCATGCCAGACCCGGTGTAAATGCCAGACGGGTTGATTGGTACAACCTGATTATCAATCACCTGATAGCCGTTCAGTATACCGCCAGCAAAGTTGTTGATTAGGTCGCGATACTCCGGGCTATTACCGTCGTCCAGAAGACCGGCGCCGCCATACTCCGGGCGAATGATCGAGTAGTCGGGATTGAAGCCAGACTGGATCGGTGTGAGGCTGATACCATCGATATTGAGGGCCATTATTTCTTTCCTTTTTTCTTAGCAGCCGTTTTAGTCTTAGTCTTCGGCTTCTTCTTTTCATTCTCAAACGCTTTAGTCAGCCGCTCGGCAATCTCATCGTCGTGGGCTGAGCCATACACATTACGCACCATTCTATTCTCCCTAGCTGCGTCTCGATTTCGCGCCAGAGCACTTCCAGCGCTTTCTGCTCAAATTGTTTGGCGTGTTTGGGTTGTTCCTTTTTGACGCCGGCAACCGCTTCTTGATGCCTAGCGATCTGGCACAATAACTGTCGCCCTTAGATGTCCCGGCTCGAACCCGGGGGCCGCCGCCCTTAGCCTTGCCAGCCTGTCCATAACTTACACGCTTACCCGACGCCGTAACCTTGACGCGAGCCTTACCCTGTCTAGGCGTAGCCATTAGCGCTTCTTCGCTGTCTTGGCTGACTTCCTAAATGCCTTGGCGGTAGGAGCTCCCTTAGCTCCTACTTTTCGCATTTTCTCGGGGGTCTTGCCGGCGGCTTTTTGCGCCTTGATTCTAGCTCTTTTTTTATGAATATTCGCATATAGTCCGGGTTTCGCCATTAGTCGCTCACGTTTATGTTGCCCTGACCGTCCCTTGCGCCAACGATCATTTTTTCGCGTTCCAGCTCACGTTCCATTTCCAACTCACGCAATCGGAACATGTGCCGGTTCGCCTCGATTTCTTTATCCAGCTCAAGTTTCTGGGCCGCGATCTCGCGTTGCACCTCGGCTTTCAATGCGGCGCTCTCACGCTGTAACGTCGCGTCCAGCTCTGCCTTGTACCGGGCGAGCTCGGCGGTCATCTGTCCCTCTTGTTGCTGGACCTTTAACTTGTCCTGGGACTCCTTTTCCTTGAGCTGCATTTCGGCCTGCATTTTCATCTGCTCAGGGGATGGCTTGGGCGGCTGGCCGGCTTGTTGCTGCATCGCCATAGTCGGATCGGCGAAAAACACGTCAGGCTCGAGATCTGCCGCTTCGGCAAGTTTACGCAACGTCTGATAGTACGCAGGTAACGGCGCGACAGGGTTCTGTACGCCCATCTGAGCCATCAGCTGTTCCTGTTTCTGAGCGATAAAATTAAGCTTCTGAACCTGTTCCGCTTTAGTGCCGGTTCCAAGCGCAGTGTTCACCCGGACCATTAGACCGGCGTTCCACGTTCTAGGATCGACAGTCGCCCACTGCTTCCCGCGTAACTTAACGACACGCTCATGGTCCTGATGCCTCATCAACATTTTATACGCCAACATTAACAGGCGCTTGAAACCGCCATTGGCCATCGTTCTGGCGATTAGTTCTATCCGCGCCCGGGCGGCCATGGACTGCTCGTCAACGGCTCGCGCAGTTTCAGAGTGAAGCACGTTGGCGTCAAGGCCGGCCGCCATTTCCGTAATGCCGGTACGCCGTTGCAACTGCCCGTCGATATACTGGATCATCGGGAAAGCCTGACCACCACTCCACTGGGTCGCCAGTGGCTGGATAGCTGTCTGGGGCGATCCCTGTACGCGGATAACACTATTCGGCGACGAGCTTAACAGGTCGTCCAGTTCGACACGTTGTTCGTCGGCAATCAGTCGCGGATAAAGCGAATGATACAGACCATTGAGCATTCCGCGCCAAAGGCTGGTTTTTACACGTTGCAGATCTTTCACCAGATCCACTAAAGAATACCCCATTAAACGATGCTGACGCGGTACTGCCGTTAACGATGCAAACGGTAATTCCTCACACGGCTCGATGTCTAGAATGACAGTGTTACTGTAACCACCAAGGCATGTGACGCGGTGCAGTTTATCTCCACTACCGTCATAGTCACATCGTAAATAAGCTTCACAGATCTCCACACGGCGCTGCTTTGGATCAGTATCATTAAAGTTCTCAGTGACCGTCGTGAGGTCGTCGTATCTCTGCTCATAGAGCATATTATAATCGCCGTTGTAGGTATTGGCTTGCATAACCGCGTTTTCGTCGTATCCGTCGTCAATCAGTGACTGGACCGTGCGGAGCTGGCGGTGCGCCGCAAACGTGAACGTGTGGTCGTTCTCATCGAGCGACCGCGCCATCTTGTTCACCAGAAATTCTTCCGGGGGTAATGCTTCCCACTTCAACCGGGGCTTGCGAACCGTGTGGCGAATTTTCACCTCATGCGTAACCTCGACTTGCTGATCCTGTAACGCCGCGACCATCGCGTCATTCGCCTCGAGGAGCTCTGTCTCAGTCGCGCCAAAAGCAGTGTGCTCTAGAACCTCAACATCGTCGTCAGTAATGAGCTGCTGGAGCTCGCCTTCAGACAGGCCGCTGTACACCTCGTCATGCGTTTCGACGTTCTCTTCCCACCAAAGCTTGCAGACAGCCGTGCCGG